TAAGGTATTTAACCTCACTCCCACCTGGAATTATAAACAAGATTTTGTTATATGCGAGAATAATTTCTGTTAATTCATCTAACTCGATTGTTCGATTTTTTGAAACAATATGATTTAATCTATCAGAATTTAGAAAATTCTTTAATACGTTATTATGAATAGTAGTATCTAATTCGTCGTTAATAGTATCACTCCAGCAAGATATGCCAAATTTCTTTGCAGTAAGTAACGCATCTATTAAATTGTCATAAGAATTTTTAGGAATATTTTTATGTTCATTTTTAAAAATATATCTTCCTAAATCGTTTTTAACAACCATAGGCACATAGGTTTCTATAGACTCTTTTATTTTTAATATCTCGTTATAGTGCTCAGTGAACTTTGAATCTTTTTCAAATCCTTGTAGATTGCCGAGGAACATGATATTGTGTTCGGTTAACGCAAATTTCCATAAATGCAGGTCCTGATCCCAGTATCCGGTTCGATATGCATATAAGGGAGTATTAATTTTATAATTTCTAAAAGAATTAATTATAGTATCATCATAAGGAAATATAACATGAATAAAACTAATTCCGTCATTATCTTTGACAATTTTAATTTGTTTTTCTGTAGATAATACTCTTTCTTCTAATTTATATAGTGGGCTTGACAAATATGCATCAATGTCTATATTCAATTCTGAAGATAGTATTTTGGAATATTTTTTAATAATAGAAAGTGCAGAGTTTTTTTGTTTGCGTGTTAATCCTCGATTTGAAAAGATTTGATTAGACAGACTAACAACAAAGTTTTTATCTCGAACTTGCAAAGGAATAAGCCCTGAAAAAATATAGGATCCATTGCAAGCCAATCTATGAATTAGATCTTCAACAAAAATAGTTTTCATAAACTTGCATCCTCTAATCCTGCTACACGAAGCTTTACAATATTAGTTATTTGCCATTGTTTTTGATCAATGGCTTTAATGATTCCTAACCATTGATTTCTTAAGAGAGCAAATTCGTTTATAACCTTTTCCATGTCAACAACATCGGCTTCTCCGTCGACATATTTTTCAACATCTCTAGAACTCAATGCTCGTTGATAATTTTCGAGATATTTTTTAAAAGTTTTACTTCGTATCCGTCGAAGTTCAATGTTTAAGTATTCTAAAACAGCTTCAATTTCTTGAAGCTGATTAAAACGTTGTTCTACAATGCCCGGAAGCTGCGAAGCAGCTTTTTCTACGTTACCGTAGAGTTTAACTTCTTTCTTCGCAGCATCTAGTTCATTATAAAAGTAATCAATGCAAGCAGGAAGGTGAGCAATATCCTTGCTCACCTTTGCATACCAAGAAGCCATTAATAATCCTCGTCATCTTCGAACGAGTCTTCTTCAAAATCATCTTCTTCGTCGCTATTCTCAACAACTTCGTTAATAGCATCATCGAGATGAGTGTCATACCCTAGATATCCTTCAAGGTCCGAAGCCTTGAACTCTTTTCCTAATAGGTAATCAACGTACTGCCTTGCAGCAGTATCTTTATTCTTTTCTGGAATATATTCCTTAAATGTATCCCAAACTTCCATAATCAAACTCTCATCCATTGTCTTCCTCCGTTACATCTTCTGTCGGTTCTTCTGCTCTAATTACCGATTCGTCCCATTGATCCATAATAAGTTTTAACTTATCTTCAGTCCAATTCTTACGGAATTCGGAAATAATTTCTCCAGTTTCTCGGTCAGTATAAGCTAGTTTATTACCTACTTTAAATAGTACACCCATCTTCTCAAACATGTCAACAAGTCCGGAAGTTGGACTCATACCAGTAGAATATGGAATCTTAACTTGTACACTTTCAAAGGGTTTAGCATAACGTGTTTTTACAACTTTACACGCTGCACGAATACCTAAAACGTCTGAAGTTTTATTACCATCTTCATCTTCTTTAAGTTTAAGTTTCTTCATTGAAACTACAATCGAACTAGCAAAGATGAAGCCTTGTCCACCGGAAATTTTATCATCGGGATCAAACATATCCTGTGATGCATATGTATGATTAGTTGCTACTAAACCTACATTGTATGCACCGAACATATTAACACAATTAGCAACTAGCGCTTTAAGAGCTTTTGCCTTACGGCCCATGTCACCCTTCATATCGCCGGCTTCAAACTGATTAACTTCAGTTGGAGTCATTAAGAATCCTAGACTATCAACAACAAACAATACCTTTGCTCGATCCGGGTCGGGCATTGTTTTATATTCTGCCATAAATTCACTAATAGTTTTACCGACATCATCAATCATAGCCATATTAAGCTTAAGCAACTTATCTTCTGTAGTTTCAACACCGAGCTTATGTAACCATGATTCGTCTAATGCATTTTCGCTATCGATTAGAATGACATAAATGCCCTGTTCCTGTGCATGCTTAATAATGTTACCTGAACAGATATAACTCTTTCCTGATCCTGATTCGCCTGCAAAGCAAGTAACTTTGCCCAAAGGAACTCCTTTAAAGAAGTCCCCCGAGATAAGATAATTCAATGCATAGTTACCTGTCGAAATCCAATCGGTAGGGTCTCGGAAACCGATACCCATACCTGGAATTGACTTAGTAATACTCTTTCTAAATTTAGAAATATCAAAATTCTTAGCCATTTTGATCTCCTAAATTATTGTGCGTTACGACTGCGAATCTTTGCAAGAATATCCTGTGCACGACTTGCTGCGGTTTCATTAGATGACGCAGGTGCGGTTGCAACCATTGCTACAGCTTCTGCTTCATTAACTTCCGGTTCTTCTACCTTAGCAGGTACAACAACCTGTACCGGACGAGATTGCCGAGCTACTGAAACAGCGTCGTCTTCGTCAATAATATCACTGCTCACTGCTGCAGGCATTGCTCCATTATTAGGACGATAACCCTTAGGCTTATAATATTGACCCCAACGATTCATATCAAACGCATCGCCTGCCAATGATGCTTCGAGCATTTCAAGACCGACCTTAGTTTCTACATCATTAGGACGCTTAGGTAAAAAGCTCTTAAGATCAAACAATCCGTACTGATTAATAGCTGCTAGTTCAGCTTCGGTCAATGCACGTTCACGTCGAGCCCACCCACTAGAATTATAATCAGCAAATTTACCTTTGGTATTTTTAACGATCCTAAAATCAAGGCCGTTTACCGGGTCAGTAACCAAATGCGGAATATCATTATCTAGCAATGCTTTAGGAATCAGAGGAAAGATCTGAGGACTAATAGCGAATCGGCGAATTGGATTTTCCGGAACACGATCTTCGACAAGCTTACTTGAAACAACGAAACCTTGGAATAGATATGTACGTTTCTTCCAATATTTACTTCCGAGATCATTATACTCTTTAGCCTTATCGAGATTACCTTTAGCAGCTTCGATCTTTTCTAGTTTATAAAAGCCACGAACTTCTTGTAGAATCGGGCATACTTCTTTTTCTCCATACATTTCCATGCATGGAACTTCTACAATAACTTCTCTACTATCGGTTTCACCCGCGATTCCGGCGAATGGCATTTTAATTACTGCGCGTTCTCGCCAAAAGTATGTATTGTTAGGATCAGCATCTGGAAGGAATCGAACTTCCGTTGTGCTATTATCTGGAGCGTTCCAGTGTGGGAAAATCGCATTATCACCGCCGGTGCGTGATGAACTACTACGATCTTGCTTTGTACTTTCTGCCTGAAGTTTTGCCCGAATTTCTGCCAATGTTGCCATAATTTTTCTCCTTGTTTAGTATGTATTATGTGCCACTTCTTCTTAAGCCACTACTTAAAAAGAAAAAGTGTGTATAAGTTAATATACACACTTCTATTTATAATTGCAAGAGTTTTAAATTATTTTTTTAGACCGGAAAGTCTTAAAATATCTTCAAATGCTTGCGTAGTTTCATGATGTTGTTTTGCTTTCTTAGATAAATGAATAATATATGCTTTAGCATACTTAACCATTTTTTCACCGAATTGTTTTTCAACTTTAGTTACAATGGCCGGTCTTCCTATAGTCCATGTACCAT